ATACACATGGTATATACGCCTTACGCCGTCTTCATTCTCATCAAACTTCTTGCCCTCAATCTTGTCGGTGGCTTTCTCGGAGCGGGTTTGTTCTGGCTCCATAGTGGCACGGATGTAACTTGTGTCACGATACAAGCCTGAGCTGATGCGGCGCTTAAATTCCCAATCCGTGATGTCCATCACCTCGGTGACGCGCTGGGCTGTGTAGAAGTTTGCCGCGGAGAATGGGAGCAAGATGTTGTCGATAGGAACAAACTCAGCGCAGGGACGCTTCTTGTTCTCGTCATACCAGATCTTCATGAATTGAGAGCCGCCCAATGGGAGTTGGGTGAGCAGTTGTTCTTGCTCGTCACGGAACTCTTCAATCTGCTCGGTAAGTTGCCAGTTCATAAAGTCACGCTTACGCTCGGCAACCTCAGTCTTCTCTTTATCTACGTCACCTAGAATCTTGGTGCGGGTTGGGCCATCTGGTGGGAACAGCTCTTTAATAGCGCGAGCAGCAAAGTCTACACAGGCTTCAGCCATTACGGGGTGGACTACCTTAGAAGCGCCCATGAAGTTAGCACCGCCTGGTGCATCATTCCCCATACCTGTGCGGCGAATGCCTTCTTCATACTGCTTGTCACGCTGTGAGCGGGCTTCTTTATCTTTGTCGATTAAGCCAAGATAGCGCAGGGAAATCTTGTCCAGCTCCCAAGGGTCTATGTCTTCAGCAAGGTTTGAGTAGAAGTCTTCGTCTTCGTCAGGGCCTTTAAAGTTATCCATAGTAACCACAGCAGAGCCATCAGGTAGTTCTTCTATGCTGGATTCTTCTAGGTCTAGCTCCACCTCCATGCCTTGATCTTCAGGTGCAGGTGGTTCATTTCGACCAAACTCTGGGTCGATGGGGAATTCTGTTGCCATTATTTACTTCCTTCTAAACTTCGCGTCGTTCACGGCCATATACATTGCGTCTAGGTTAACACTGCCGCCGTCAGCTTTTTTCATTTGTTTTGCCCTTGGCTCAGGAAAAGGACTCAAAACGGCGCTATCTTCAATGTTTGCTTCTGGCAAAGCAATTGGATTCATTCCAATTTTTTTTCTTAATGCATTTTTAATATGAAAATTTGCAAGCTCTGATTGATGTTTAGCATGTTTTCCCATGTACGCACCTGGGTCTTTTTCTATGGTGCGCTCTTGCCAATCATCCAATAAAGCACTAGATGCTTTACCTACCATTTTGCGAAGTGGGAATATGGCATTTAATCCTTGATTAGACAAGTTTCTAAATTTTTCAAGCGCTTCGTCGGCATATTCTTCAAATGTACGAGGGTAAGGAATAAATTGTGGCTTGGATTCGCCACCTTCAGCCATTTCAGGTTCTGGGTAGTTAATAGCTTTCCATTGCTCAAACGATGGGGGGTTTTGCTTCTGTGTCATACCCTTTACTGCTTCGTTGTATTGGGGCATGAGGGCATCTTTAGCAGCTTTCTTAGCGGCCATCTCAGCAGTAATCTTTGCGGCTTTCTCTAGCTCTCTTGTAGCTACGGCAGACTTAACTGCTTTGCCAGCCATTCCACCTATACCAAACTTCTTGTCTTTAGTGATGGCTCCGCCCTTCTTCTTGCCAGTCAGCTCCTTCATCATCTCTTCGTACATTCTTATTTCATCAATGTGCTGCTGGTCAATCATTTGACGTGGAGTTGCCGTTTGATAGACGCGAGTCAAATCTTCTGGTCGATAATTTTTCTTGGCATATTCAGCAACATCTGGGAATTCCATCTCAGCAGGAATCAGATATTTTGTTTTTCCAATTTCAGAATCTGGAACTTTGGGGATTACGTGGCTGTATGTTGGGTGAGTAGACAAGCTTAAAGTGCTTGGATCGACAGATGGATCAAGCCTCATTTGAGATAAGCCAGAAGTTAAGATTTCTGTGTTTCTCAATTCAGGCTCAGTAATGGCGTGCAATATAACTCTGCCGTCAGGCAATCCAAGTTTTGTTGTGTAGTCTGGCTTTTGCATAATAGCATTGAAATGCTTACGCAACTCAGGGTCAATAGCAAACTGGAGATAAGCAGATTCCTTGTCTTCAATGCCAGAGAAGCTTGGACGCGGGCCAGACTTTTGGGTTCCAGCTCTGATTAAATCATTCACTGCGTTAATCTGCGATTTGCTCATCTTGCTTGTATCAATTGCCCTTAAGTTTGCATCAGCAAAGTGCATAGCAAAGTTACTGCCCGATGGCCCCATAGCAAGGAACTGGCCAAGCACAGGAGCATCCCCATGAGCCTGAGACAACTCTTGAACACGCTTCTGAAATGTGGCTGCTACTGGGTTGTTTGAAGCCCAAGCCCCCTCTCCGCCCAGCCCATACAGTGGGCCACCATGTTGCGGGGATGGTAGATCAAGCTCATAAGGGCCAGCACGATGCAATGTTTGGTCGGCAATTGTGGTGTCGCCAGATACGCCAATCTTTAACATTCCCATTTGCTTTTCAATGTCAGCAATTTGTTGGGCAGAAAGATTAGAGTCAGCCGTAGGCCGGATGTCATGCTCTAGACCTTGCTCCATTTGGAATTGTTTGAGAGACTTGCCAGCAGGGTTGACAGATTTCTTTGGATCGGGGCGCACAAACTCACCAGTCATTTGCTGGGCCATGCGTTGTGCAATGGGTCTAATCTGTTCTTTAGTCTTGGCTGGCGCTCTAGGCAAATCAAGCGGTAGGGCGGGTTTGTTTTCAACAACCTTCGCCGCGGTCTTGGCAGTTCTTTTTGCGACTTGTTTTGCAACCGCCCCAGCAGTAGAAAACTTCTGATCCTCTACTTCCATCATCATAGTGTCAGGGTTGTCAGCAATATGAACGGAGCCTCCACGTTTCATTCCCTCTGGTTTGAAAGTGGCTTGCAACTCTGCAATTTCTTCAGGCGTAAGATATTTCCCAACTTCACGCCCACGATTTTTGAGAACATCCAGCTCAGTTGGGCCAAAAACATCTCTTGATTGGCGCAATCCTGTGTTACCAATGTCGCCAACATCAGACCATTCACCAGACCTTACAAAGTCTTGCACAAATGGCAGGTATTCTTTCTTGGGGGCGGCGTTTTGCTTGCCTTTAATTTGGACGATTTTGTTTTCCGTTGCATCCAAAAGTTCTGGCGCTTCTTTTTTTAAAAACTCAGGCCAACTGTTAAAATAATTGCTTCGGTTTGCACTGTACTTTGCATACAAATCTGGAAGATTTTGTTTTGCATACATAAACTCAAGATTTGGATTGTGAGGCGCAACCTCCACCGTCACATGAGGCTCTCCCCTAGCATCACGCAATGAAAAGATGCGTGAGCGGCCCTCCATTACATCAGGGCAGTAACCACCAACGCAATGGCCCATGGTGTCGCCTTCGTACTTCAGGGCGTCTTCCAGAACCTGACGAGGGTTACCAGGCGCGTCTGGATGTCTTTGATATAGGTTTTTAATTAAGTTAGGCATGTCCTCGCCAATAACTTTAGCGCCATCTGGTGATGAAGCACGCATATAGCCATTTTTTGGCTCAAGCATTGTCCAACCTTCAGGAAGCACATCAGAAGGCTTTGGAGTTGTAAGCTCAATCCATTGGTAACCCTCATCGCCGTAGTCCTTATACACAGGCATTCCTTCAGTGGCCTTGATCTTTGACTCAGCCATCCTCTTTGCCATCTCTTGGTCGTACTCAGCAGTACGGCGCACGGCTTGCTCCATGCTGACCTTATTGAGTTGTTCGGGTCGAATACGTCCAGCGGCTAAGTCTTCACGAAGTACGTCAACAATATGACCAAAGCCACCTCTGTCCTCTAAGCCAAACTCAAATATGTTTTCCTCTGGATCAAGTTTATCCATCCAAGGATTTCTGCTTCTAGATAGATTGGTTTGTTCTTTAACTTTTCTTCCAAAAATAGATTGGTCAGCAATAGATTCCCATCCTTTGCCCATGGGTGTGGTTGCCATTCCCTCTTCTGGGAAGCCAGCCTCTCTCCTTTCGCGCCTAACGTGTGTAGGAGCAAATTGCCTATCAGTTAAAAAAGATTCAGGTAAATGGCTAATTCCCTCGTCTGCCAGCTTTCGCACTGGGTCATCTGGGGTTGCCATTTGCTTCTTAACGTAATTGGTTAAGTTGCTATCAACCCAATTCTGAATAGCAGCATCTTGGCCTCTAATGAGTTGATCTCTAACAATCCCTAAGTTGCCTCTCCAGTTACCGCCCTTTGGCTTTACAACTGGCATGGCCAGCCCCTGCTTGAACATATAGTCCTCAAGGGCTTGGCCAACCACGGGCTTTGCAGCCTTAGCTGCTTGCTTGGTAGCTTGTTTGGCGGCTGGCCCCATCACGTTCTGTAAGGCAACGGCTTCAGGCAGAACAGGAGGCAGTTTGTATTTGGTTTCTAGTTGCTCTAAGAAGTTACCCACATTACCAACATAGTCCATGCCCTTCTCAGTAGTAGGGATGTACATGCGCTGGTTGATGTATTCTTGGGCGGCGTCTTCGCCTTTAATGGCTCTAGTAGGCAGCGATCCGACAGTAGCCAGTATGCCAGAGCCAAAGGTTCTAGCCGCCTCTAAAGCAGCATAGGCTTTGTCTAGCGGCGATAACTTGGCATCCCTAGCAGACTTCTCACGAAGTTGCTCATCTATAAGTCTCTGGCCCTGCAAAAGGTTTGCGCGGGTCGGCACATCAAATGGGATGCCTTTATCGGCCATGGTTAACCTCAGTGTGTTTGTAGTTCGCCAGCTCGGCGCTTCACACAAGCATCCAAGTCATCTTGAATTAGCTTGATGATCTCTTCCGTCACTCGCAACACATACACGTTCTGGTCGTTACCAATTGGCTCTTTGTAGAAACGAAGGATAAATTCGTCAGCAACATTTAGTTCAATAAAGTTTTTCATTGGGTTTTAACCTTTCAGGGCTACATCATACTCTTTAAGCAAAGGTTTGGCTAGGGTGGATATTGATCCTGCCCGCTCCGAATGTACGATATGTTGCTCGTATATCCCAAGTGCCCATGAGGGATTGATTCGCTTATACATATGGCCTAGTTTCTTCCACCTGAGTTACCGTATGCTTTACCAGTCGGTCAATCAACGCTGGTCGCCTTTTGCTCGCGGGTGTAACGAGTGCGGTGTTTATTGGGTTCAGTCCATGCAGACCATTTAGCTGACGCGCCCTGACGGCTGTCTCGGTAACAAAAAAGCCACTTACTACTGCCCCGTCGTAGTTCCCCATAACGGGGCGAGGCATGAGTAAATGGCTTCATCTTGTTGACTACGACGACAACAACGCCATTGTATATCGGCAAACAACAGGGTGTCAATTAACCTATTAGGTTATCAATGTCCAACTGGTTATCTATCCATGTTGACAGGCTCTCGCATAGTCTCTCAATAGCCTCTTGACCGTTGAGAGGATCGTTGAGCAGCTCTCTCAATGCTCTGTGGTCAGCCACTATCTCAAACCTGCCATCACATAAGTGAGTGGTCACTATCTCATCATACTGCATAGGGGTTCTCTTTCCGTTTAGCCATTCCGCTGTCATAGTAATCGTCTTCGTCATAAGCCTCTGGGGCTGGGCCATCAATGTCGATCCATCCAGCATCACGCAGGAAGCGCAAGGCTTGGGAGGTCGAATCCACAAAGTCATCATGGGTTGTATCAGGAAACGCACAGAGCTGGCTCAGTAAGGGTTCTACCCAGTCCTTCACGTACCGTGGGCGCTGGCTGCTCTCAGGCATCCAGACTCTGCCTCTAGCGAACAACGAGGATATGACGTTCAAGCGCTGCATCTTGTCAGCACGGCCTGGGTTATACGCCCGCACAGGCAAGTGCGCTCTCTGCAAGTCTTGGATCAGGCTGATACCTGCTGACTTGTCCTCGATCAAGATCAAGTCCACCTGTTTCTTGTCTCGTCCCTCTCCATACACCACCTCGTACTCATCCAAGACCTTTGGGCGCAGATCAGGGTACTGTAGCCTGTCCTGCCAGCAGTCGATCAATAAAACGCTCATAGGGCCGTCTAGAGGCTTGAATACGCCCCATGTGGATGCCGCAGTAGGGTCGTTCACCGTCTTCTCGCTGGTGGCCACGTCGTAGCTCTGCAAGATGTACTCAAACTTAGGGAACTCCCTAGAGGTTGGCCATAGCTTAATCATGTCTCGCTTGATGATGCCCGACTCTTCGGGGTCGATGATCTCGGCGTGAATCTCCTGCCGACCCAGCTTAGTACCCTCGTACTGAAGGATCTGCTTCTGAAAGCTTGGGGCAAGGTTAGCTAGGTTGGTGTAGGTCGAGGCTGTGGTAACACAGACATCATCTCCATCTCTGCCCACGAGGTCTACGATCAGGTCTTTGGGTCGAGGGGTGGTTGTGCACAGTATGCGTGTCTTCTTACCCAAGCGCACAGAGAATTGGATCTGATCCCAAGCGTCTTGCAGGTAATCCCAAGCGGCAAGCTCATCACACCAAGCGCCATGCCATTGTCCACCGCGGAAGCGCTCAGGCTCGGATGCGGGGATGCCTTTAATGAGGGAGCCGTTTACCAGTCTGATCTCATGGTAGCTCTTGTTGTAGTCAGACATCAGCTCTTTAGGAATGACGTTAAGCAGTCCTGAGTCACCCTCAAAGCATGTACCCCTTACGTCTGAGCTTGTGGGGGCAGCTACTAACCAGCGGGTGTTGGGTTGCTTCCATGCCCACCAACCAATCTGCTCCGCGGCAGTCCTAGTCTTACCAGCTCCGCGGCCCGCCAAGAGAAGCCATATGCTGTACCAATCCCCATGCGGGAGGATCTGATGCTGGTGAGCCTGAGTCAACCACCTCATCCTCCATGCGCTTGCTACTTGCTCTTCAGGGCTTAGTGTTGCAAACGCACTTTGGAACTTGGGGTCTTTCAGCGTCTCAATCAGTTGTTCCTGCATTCTGTCGAGTGAGTTCGATGTTGTCTATCAGCGCGGAGATCAGCCCTTGAGCCTCTACCTTTACCTCTACAGGGTTCTCCTTATCCCCACTGAGCTTGACGTTCTCTCTCCAGCTATCAGGGAAGCGTGCAGCCATTGATCTGCCGTACAGTGATGCGTTGATGTTGCCGCTATCTTTAGTACCCACGAGGTAGGTTTGGCCCTGATCTTCCCACCACATTTGTGAGTGAGTGTTCGCTAACTCTAAGGCGTGACAAAACTCTTCGTGCTCATCACGTAGTCTGCACAGCGTTCTGTAAGAAATGTTTAAGCTTCCCGCTATGTAGTGGAAGCTCTTACCCTGCTTACCTAGCTCTATGGCTATGTCGCAGAATGATGGGTCGTACTTTGTGGGTCTGCCACCTAAGTTAGTGGTTACTTCTTTTGACTTGGCCATATGCTCTCAATGACTCCTTTGCGCCGATTTTAACCCATGTTGCGCTTGGTGTGTAGTCTTTTATCGCCTCTGTTGGACAACTTCCACTGTGTGTTGGCCCAGCTACCCTTACTCCTTGATTCCTGTAGAGCCTTGCTCGATCTCTGCGAGGTAGTGGCGGATTTCTTGAGTTCTGGGGTGATTTGGCTTGGGCCTTTCCAATCGAATGCGTTCATTGTAACTTTCTCGTCTTAAAATGTGGTTAACTTTGGGGACACTATGACAACAATCATTGCCGATTTAAAGCTAGGTCTTATGGTGGCTGATTCCTCCATTACTGATGGCGACAGAATTTGGTTTGGTCAGAAGGTCTACCGTCATAAGGGTTTTCTCCTTGGCTTTGCGGGTGATGTGGATGAGTCTATTCAATTCTTGTCTTGGTGGAAGATTGGCAAGAAAGGGAAAACACCTAAGTTCTCTAACTCCGAGGCGCTTGTGATGGGCGCTGGCACGTTGGTATACTACTCTAAGTCCTTGATTCCTATGCCCATTTCCCGCGGCATTGAGGCTATCGGCACCGGAGGCAAAGCTGCTATCTGTACTTATGAGGCCCTTGGTTGGGTCAATCCTGTTAAAGCTGTGAGGCTTGTGTGTAAGCATGATGCTGGCTCTCGCGCACCTGTTCGTACCTATAAACTGAAAGGTTCCTGATGTATTCATCGCTATACGAATTCTGTACCGTGCGTCAATTGGAATACTTGGAGGCTGTAGAGAAACATGGAAGCGTTAGATCAGCAGCTAGACATTTAGGGGTTAGCAAGAACACAATCAATGAGGCTTTAAATTCAGTTAAAAAGAAAGCTTCTTTCAGAGGACACTCCCCCGATCATGACATGACTCATGTTGTCCCAGAGGGCTATACGGTTAAGGGTGTTTCTACTTACTACGATCAAGATGGCAAGCCTAAAGGTCAGTGGGTAAAGTCTACAGTAGACGCACAGAAGAGAGAAGAATTAACCAAGTTGGTTATTGAGCAGCTTTCACAAGAAATTAAAGGACTTTCGCCCATACTCAAAGCTCCTAAGTATTCGCGTGATGATACTTTAACTGTTATCCCGATTGGCGATCCACACTTTGGTATGTACGCTTGGGCGGAAGAGGCTGGTGAGGATTTCAATTCTGAGCTGGCTCGTGATCTAACTCTTGGTGCCGTTGATAGGCTCATGAGCTGTACACCTGAAACAAAGACATGCGTGATTATACCACTTGGAGATGTGTTTCACGCTAATGACCAGTCCAATATGACCCCAGCTCACAAGCACCAGCTTGATGTGGATAGCCGCTTTGTGAAGGTGTTGGGCATAGGTATAGAAGCCTACAGACACTCTATCCTGCGAGCTTTAGAGAAGCATGAAGAGGTCATTGTCAGGTTTGTGGCGGGTAACCACGATCCACAGGCTATTTGGGCGCTTGCCTTCACCATCCAAGCCTACTTCTCTAACAATCCGCGGGTGACTGTAGATCTGTCTCCCTCAAAGTTCTGGTTTCATCGCTTTGGAAGCGTCTTAATCGGGGCTACACACGGCGATACGTGTAAGCATGACCAGTTGTTAGGGGTGATGGCTTGTGACCGCGCTGAGGACTGGGGACAGACCAAGCACAGGTACTGGTATACAGGACACGTTCACCATCAATCGGTGAGAGAGTACCCTGGTGTTGTTTGTGAAAGCTTCAGAACCCTAGCAGCTAAGGATGCATATGCTGCGGGGCATGGTTACCGTGCTGGGAGAGACATGGTGGCTATTATCCACCACCGTGACCACGGTGAGATCGAGCGTCACAGATGTGACCTCGGAATGCTCAAATAAGAGCTAGATGTCGCTCGGCAATCTCTAGATCAATTGCTTGGCCAGTCAAGCTGTAGTTGATCAAGTGGTTGGCAGCAATCAGGGCGGCTTGCTTATCCAAGACCTTACGGTCACTGCTTTGCAGCAGGGGCATAAACTCTGCGTCCTTTGCGGGGAAGCCGAGAGCAACGAAGCCAGGCGAATAATCGTCCATGCAGGGGGCCATTCCAGTCATAACTCACTCCTTTAAGTAAATTTCAGAACGTAACACTTCAACTTCATCTAACAAACGATTGATCACATCACATGCATCCAGTAGAAGGTTGTTGACGCCCTTCTCTTCCCATGCGACAAAGTCGTATTTGTCTCTTAAATATTGAATTTGTTCATCAGTCATGATTTAACCTCACAAAGTTTTGAAATCACGTTCATCACGTCTTTGTGGGCCATGTACTCGCCAAGCAAATATCCAATGACGAATATTGCTACGGCAGCGATCATGACATCTGACCTGTTCACTCTTCTATCCTTGATAGAGCGGTCTCTAGAACCTCTTTGATGTAATTGAGTCCATCGTCCATCCGTCCACTATCCAATCGACGCTGGGTCGAATTTAGCTCGTGGTAGGCCTCTCGGATAGCACTCCACGCCTCGTGAGCATAGTGGGCCTCTCGGAACTCAAACTGGTCGTCATACGTCACTACTATCTGTTTCATACGTCACTCCTGGTGTATACAACTTACCTTCGGCTATTGCATTCTTCAGCATATTCACAAACGCATAATTTAAAAGATATTGGATGGCTTTGGAGTCGATGTTCTTTAACAAGATATCGGCACTACCATCTTCATTCTCTTTTATAACTTCAAGTTCAATTTTAACATAGTCAGAAAGATTTGTGCTAGTTTTTTCGCTCATGATGTCATTTTCCATAGCCCGATGTTGCTAAATGCATAACCCGCATATGCGATGGCCATGCCAATATTGCCCTTGTACCCTTGCTCGATGGCCACAATTGTGTAAATCAAACCCGTGGTTGCAATCAGCCAGCCGCTCATAATGGAACCTCTTGGCAATAGCCCAACATAAACAAAACAAGGACAAAAAGACTGAACATACCTATGTGAGCAAACACTAACCTAAAGTAGTGCACCACTTCATAGGCTCTAGGCTGATGTTGTTTTAACCATTGGAACATGATTTGTCCTTCAATTCTTCTTCCTCTGTCAACCATTGACGCACGTAAAAGTGTTTGCCTAAGTCTTCTATCTCTTCTTGTGGGTAACCACTAGCTACTAGCCATTCGTACAAGTCCCCGTCCTTTTCTGTATCAAAGACTCTAGGGAATCCATACTTCCACCCGCTGGGTGGATCAATCCACTTTTTCATATTTGTCCTTAAATTTCCTTTGATGGCACATATCTTCAAAGATATTCCACAGCTTCTCGTGCCTCAGAGAGTTGAGGGTGATGAGTCCCAACAAGGCGTTAGCCATGTCGTCTTGAGACAGCTCTGGCCCATTGCATACACGGTCAAACAGCAGGTTTAAATCACCCTCTAAGTCCGCCCGCAAGATCGCCTGTTCTAGATCAAATCTATCGCTCATTCTTTCCTCACCTCCATCATTGCGTCTGCCATTTCATAAGCTGTTTGGGCGCGTTCATACCACTCTCCTTCTTGATTCCAGTCGCGAGTATCAGAAGCAAATAATCCTTGCATTGCATTAGCTGCAAAGTAATCACGTAAATTCAGATTGGGTTTTATGTAATCTTTTTTTTCTTTTGATAAATTGTGTGAATTTAGTTCTTCTCTAAGTAAAGGCATAACCTTTGCCCAAAGTTTAAATCCTTTAGGGTTTTCTACGCAGCATGGCTCACAATGCTCTAAAGCCTCTAAAGCCGTCTTCATTACTTTAATGCTCATACATTTTTTTCCTTTGGTAAATCAAGTATGTCTTGAATTAAGTGAAAGCCGCCATCCTGCCTCTGAACAGCAGCCACCACTCCAATGCGGCCATCATCCATCCAGAATGCTTTGATTGAGTGCTTGGGAAAGTCTAAGGACGGCTCTACAGGCTTCTCTAAGTTAAGTGTGATGTTCATGCCTCTCCCCTTTCACGAATTCGCACCGAACACCGATATGCTCCGTTTGCATATTCAATGGTGTTTTCGTCACTCACAAGTTCATCGCACAACCTTGCACACGCCTCGCGCTCTTTAGCCGCTACCAGTTTGGCAAAGCGCTCAAGGTCAGTAATGTGCACATCAGCATTACCATACGTGGGTGAAAACCACATTTCGCCATCGGCCATCAGGTCAGACTGTTTAGCTAGTTCAATAATTTCAAGCATGCTTGTTCTCCATTTGCGAATCATCTTTGTATATAGAAACCAGCAAATACAATGAACGCCATGAAACATGCCACGGCGAGCAGACCCTTAACGATCTGCAAGTTCTGATGCCGCCGCCAGTTCTTCTCAAAGACCAGCTCGGATTCTCTGAGCTTTGCTTTTAAGTCTGATTGGATAGTCATACCATTTCTCCATAGTAAGAAAGAATCTGCTTATAGGCACCTTTCAATGCGCCGATGTGCTGCTTCTCAATCTCAGGTTCGCTTGAGAAAACTGGGACAGTCTCTGTCTCCAATAGTTCAAGGTCTTCCCTTAGACGGTTGATGAAGATGTCATCTATCGTGTCGTTGCTAAGTTCTACGTTGAGTTTCATGTTTAATCCCATAGTGATTGAAAGTACTTACCGAATAAACGAAAGCCGTTCTTGGCTCTCACTGAGTTAGCTTCCCATATATCAATGTCGTCAAGATCTGTGTCCTTGAGCTTGTATTCAAAAGACCAAATCATTTCATTCATTACCCAGTCCCAGCGTTTAAAGTGGTTGGCATCGGTATCCCACACGCACTCTTTGGGTGGAGCGGACGTAGATTTAAGCTCTTCAGGAACGTCTTCATCATCCACATTGGGAGCGCCGTGCTTTGCCTTATCTAGCTGCTTGAGCATAGGTAGGATGATGTGGGCTAGGGTGGTATCCATGCTCCATACGTCCCATTTGTCTATCTTGACGTAAGTAATCCTTGGGTGGATTCGATCCAAGAGATTCCGCACGCCCTCACACAGTGGGCGTAGTTTGTCGGCCCACTTGTCTATCTTTGGCTCGCCGTACTCAATCTCTCGCCAGAAGAAAATCTTCTCCAAGATGTCATAAGGTGAGACCCAGTGGTCTCTGTGCTTGCTGATGTATACTTTCATACTTGCCTAAAAGGTAAATGGCGCTAACCTGCCTAACAGGTAAATGGTGCCGATAGTGATGAGTGGGCCTAACGCCGCCAATATCATGATCAAGTAGCACATCAAAAGTATCTTCATTTGTCCCACACCTCGTTTTCTTCAAACTCAAACCACTCATAGATCTCGTGCATGATGGCGTCCCGCAGAACAAACTTAATCTGATCGTCTGTCGGCTCATCAGTATGCTTGTAAGCGCGAGCCAAGCCGTAGGTAATGCCGTTCTCAATGCACATCTCAATCACCGCTTGCTCTTTAGGTTTCATCTTTCCCTCCAATACGTTCTTTCTCTAGCCGCTGCACCTCTAAGATGGCGTCTCTTTGTTTGGCCATGCTGTTTAGGAAGCATTCTTTGTGGACGTACCGACCCAAGAAGGCCGACTCTTCACTGCGCTCTACAGGCTTATCGCAAAGAAAACAGTTCATGTTTAACTCCTAGTTAAGCAATTAGAACATCTTTATTTGACTTCTTCAACCGTAATGACGTAATTTTTTCCTTGCATGTCCGTCACCTCAATGGTCTTCTTAGAACTGACCATGCGCCCTTCAGCGTCTACGTCAAACTTGATGGAACCAACCAGCTTAATGAGACCCTCTTGATCATGCTCCAGCAGAGCTTTCTTGGTTAGGTGGCTAATGTAGTCGCAGTAGGCAAACATGCTTTCTCCTTCTTGAAATGGGCGTATTGGATTGGGTTGTGCAGGTACAAGGCTACCTCTGAAATGTCCTCAAACTGCACGTCAGCGGTGCTATTGATGATTTGGAGGGCCAGCTCCAAACCAGCATCAAGCCCTCTTCTGTAGTCGGTTCTATTATCCATGATGTTTTTCTAAAGATGGGGCCGAAGCCCCGTGGGTTTATGTGTTTAAGCTTTTGGTGATACGCGGATAGAAGCACCTTTGGTAGTGTGCTTGGCAATTTGTTCAGGGGTAGCACCCAGCTCTGCTAACAAAGCTTTGTAGTCTACGGTAGTGGTGTTGACCAAGCTTACGGCTACACCGTATTGCTCGCCGCGGTGGGTGCCCTCGCCCAGCTCATTAGCAATTTGGTCTTTCAGCTCTTTGCACTTGGCAGTAAGGTCTTTGACTTGGCGGTCTAACACAGCCAAGGTGTCGATGGGGTTTGCCAAGCTAAGGGCAAGAGATTCGGCGGTAGTGATTGCGTTCATATCTGTCTTTCTATCGTTACCTGCAACATCGCAGTGGTTGTATCTTAACTTAAAATTAAAGGATTACAAGACTTTTTTCTAAGTATTTTCCCTAGGTTCTACTATTTCCCAACGACTTCCCTCCCAAGTCTCAGGGTCACGGTCATAACAAGCTGCTTCATAAGCCTCTTGCCTGGTGAGGTGGTATTTGATCTCTAAGAACTCTTGCCTGTCCACTAATTCGTTGTAGTTCATCTCAAATCTCCTTACTAATCCATAATTTTGATCCAACCTTCTCGGCCCAGAATTGGTCGGGGTGTAGTGCCCAATCATTGCCAACTTCGTCAGTTGGCTTTGTTACGTTCATACAAAAGTAGTCACCTCCCGCAGTAAAAATCTGTTTTTTTGTGCGGGTTGATTGGTACTGGTACTCGCTTTTAAATTGTTGGTTTGACTCATACTCCAATCCAAGAGTTGCTGCAATTGCTTCTAGGCGGGTCATCTCAAACCTCCTTGGTGATCAGGTACTCGTGGGCATAGTCCAAAGACTCCACGGCGGCGACAATGTGGTCTTGGTGAGCCATAGGGCTACGCATCAGCTTGGCTGTCAGAGCCGCAATGATTGCAGCAGCAGCCTCTTCTGTGATCTGTGTGGCGTCCAAGCCGTTGATGGCGCGTAGTGCGTTAGCCGCTACCATAAAACCGTGTTCCATTGAGTCCATTTTGCTTCCTTGTATCGTTACCTGCGACATTGCAGTGATAGGAAGTTTAACCGAAAGTTAAAGTAATGCAAGGACTTTTTGTAGAAATTTGCAAAATATTTTTCTAAGTGTTTACCCTAGCTAGTGTCCAGTCAAGCAGTTCCTGCTGGGTAACGCCGTAGTGCTTCTCAAATCCTTTGGTTCCTAGACCATGGATTCCTGTGTTTCCCCTGTGGTGCTCTACGCAGAAGGGCATGACGGTGAGATAGTCTCCCTTGCCCCAGCCCCCAGTTCTGAGGTGGTGCAGCTCAACAGGCCCAGGCTCATGTGGCCCGTGGATGTGATGGCATAGACAGCACCCCAGCTCCGCCACAGCATTCATGTGCTGCTTCTCCGCTTTGGTCACATCAATGACCTATCTTGTGCTCGATTGGATGCTTCTAATGAGCGCCACACTTCTATTCTTGCTTGTGCAGCAATCAGCATCCACCTCTCTTGCTCACATGCCCGTGTAGCCTCTTGTAGGTGCTCTAGGTGCGTTTTGTAGCGTGGGTGGGCATACGCCTCCCTCTCTTGGGATACGGCGCTTGTAAAGCCATTGTGCTCGGCTTCTTGCATAAGCTCTGCTTTGACAGTCTTACGCATCTCTTCCATGTAGACAAGATCAGCCTTGGCTTGAGCGTAGATCTTGCTATGGGTGATTAGATAGTCAACGGCGTCTTGAATGTTCATGTTCTATAGAAGTAATCGTCACCAACTCGGCTGGGCCACTTGAGGTAGTCGTTAGCGCCTGGTCGATGCACTTGGGTTTTAAGCTCTGCTCCGTCATAGGTGCCTGTTCCTCTGGCCATGCTGACGGACTTGAGGGGGATCTTGATAGGGCCAAGGTACTCCAGCCTCTCTTCACCCAGATCGGTGAGCTGGAACAGATTGTCTTTAATCTCAGCCATGCCATCAGAGATTAGCGGCTCAACTACAAACTCTCGGAATCGAGCTGTTGAGCTGTTGCTTATAGCTTTACGCAGCTCATTAAGGTCGTGCGGGTGTCGGGCCAGCCTGACCATCGCATGATGGATCGTAGACCCGCGGTTGTACTTTGACTTCATTCAAGTTCCTCTCTAACCAATATGTCCACCCCAGTGATTGAAGAGTAGATTTTTTTTACAGAAATAAATATGACTTGCACATCATCTTTGTAGACAATCCCGTTCATGGCGTCAAGATGGCTTTTGGCGATGTTGTCTATGTCAGGCTTCTTTGTAGGCTTTTCCTTGCCCGATAGACAGTCCTTAGTCCGTTGTTTGGAGTAAGACTTGGGCACAGAGAACCGAACGTAAAGAAACACGCTCAGAGGCGTTTCTAGAGGCTCTGACTCCCCCATAGCTCTAGTGGCAGCGTCTTTGATTTGCTGCTCATAGGACTTGGTTTTGGCATCGGTGTAGGTTTGCACAAAGTTTTTGGTACGGCGGAATCTAGGTCTGCCCTTCCCCTTTGGCTCGCCCTCTACCGTGAAGCATACTTGCATTGTCATCTGAATTTATTCATTCTGTTGCGGAGGTCTTGGATTGCCTTCTCCCCGCGGGTTTTACGAATCTTTTCGGACATATCGTCCCACCACTCTCTAGCACCCCCAAATCCTCTTTCATCTTTCTTTTTCTTGAAGCGCTGTATCCACTCTCTAGCTTCGCAGTCTCTCATGTGCTCAATAGTTTCATGGCTGATTGTGACATTTGATGGTGCGAGTCTTTCTGTGGGTACAGCTTTTTCTCTTTTCTGGGGTTTCATGAAGGTAGGTGAGGATAGTTCACAAAAAACTGCGCCTCTGAACCGTACTCGGCAATAAATTGCCCAGCATCTCGATGCCTCCATAGACTTACAATAGGTTCGCCATCTGCTACACCCTCATAGTTCCTTTGCTTTCGGCAAAGCAAGTAGCAGTCAGGCTCGGTCTGTCGGGTGCTCATAACGCCTTTGGCTCGGTAATCATCTTCCTTAGCCTTATTCCGCCAAACCATGAATAAATTATCCACTTGGTCGGTGATGGAGCCACTACCCTTGGTGTCGTGCTTGTCGGGCATGTCGGTCTCTTTGGCGGGCTTTTTAAGATGATGCACAAGGTGGATGTGGATATTGCAGTCTTTAGCCAATGCACACAGTTGGTCAACAAATGCTTTCTGTCCGTTGTAGTCATCTTCATTCTTGACACATTTCATAAGAGAGTCAATAAACACATGAGTTATTTTAAGCTCTTGTGCACAATATTTAACCATACCCAATACGGTTTCTGGGCGTGCGGTTCCTGTTTGGTCGTACAGCCACATCTTTTGCTTAGTCCAATGACCAAAATCATCATAAAGCTCTTCTAGGGCAGTAATGCCTTCATCAGTCTGATATTCGTGCGCATTGGGGTTTGTCCCCGAAAACATCCGAATCAGCCTCTGAATGGTCACTAGGGGCTTCATCTCAAATGATGCTATGCAAACACGTTCTCCTTGCCCCAAAAGGGACAGAGCAATCTGGCTAGTCACATCAGTCTTGCCGTGGCCATTCTGACCAGCCCAAACCGTCACCTCGGATGGGCGAAAGTCAAAGCTCTCATTGGTCTTTGGCCAAGGCAGAAAGGTTTTGGGTTCGGATAGCTTCTGTCGAAGTCTAGCCTTAGCATCATCCACAAAATCTGCTGCTGGCTTGACCTTTGTTTGAGCTTCTGTATCTTGTAGGTATGCTTCAAAGTCAATGCTGTCATCTAAAAATTCAGGCACTATATCTCTCCATCCATCCAGTTTGTTTCCAAGAAGGTTTAGTTGGGTCTACAACAGAAGCAACCACTAACTTGGGCTTGTTATCAACAGCCTTTTTGTACAAAGCCTTGACTCGTTTTTCATCCGTTCCAGTAATGCTGACATTCAGTCCAATCAAAAACCTCAAGTCAAGGTTTGCAATGGATTCATTGTGTACACAAACGTCAAACCATTCTTTGGGTAGCTCGCACGGAAAGTCATTTAGGAATACAATCTCAGGGATCATGCGCTTCTTACGTAGGGCTATGATTTTGTCGTGACCTCTCATATGGCCCCCGCAATGATGCCAGAAGAGGTTTTGGGGTAGCGGTCAGTAGTCTGCTTTTCAGCAGCAAACTGGTTGGCTTTACGCATCCAGTTGCGCCACGTACCAACCCAGTCACTCTTAGCCGCAGTAAATTCGTAATCGCGGAACACCTTTGTTTGCTCGGCATGATCAACCAATGGGCATTCAGTCTTCACCCAAGTCTTCATGTCGTCAGTAACCTCAAAGTCTTTGGGGCACTTCTTGGCTGGCTTCTTTGCGGAAGATGGTTCTTGGTTTATGGTTCTTGGTTCTTGGTTAGGTGGCGGTTCGTTCACGACTCGTGTACGCTTCGTGCCTTTTTCTTTACGCTTCGCTTCACGTTCGTTGGCGATTCGTTTGTTAGTGTCGGCCTTAGCGTGGTACTGGAGCAGCTCTTCAAGTATCCTGTCTTGGACATATCTGCCCTCTTTATCAAGCACAAAGAACCTGCTAAGTACAAACTTAACCGCCTCAACCTCAGCTTCTGTAGAGGCCCAAGTCCATTCAATTGCTTGCTCTAGCGTGGGGAAAACTTCACGGTCATAGCACGAGTCGATAAGAAGCGTGTACGCTCCGTGCTGGAGCATGGTCAGTCGACCTGCCTTCTTGGCATAGTCGCCAAGATTCCTTTTGTAGTAATGCATATAAACCTTACGTTCTAGGTTGTCGTTACAGAAGAAACCTCGGCAGGACGGTAACGAATCGTCTCTTCGGGAGCTACCCTAGCCGAAATCCCAAACATCATATCAAGAAAATAGATCGGGCCTCAAGTCAGCCTTGGTGACCAGCCCTTGGGTAGCCTCTTCTATTGCCAAAGCCAGCTTAGGGGACGCCTTACGCTTGCCGTTGATCAATAGGCTGAACCATGTCAGGGATATGCCCAAGTAGGTTGCCATCTCACTCTTTGCGCCTCGTGGCTCTTCTTTAAAGTAGTCTGTCAGTGTCATAGTTGTCCCTTTCAGATCGGCAGTATGACACAAACTTTTAGTTAAAACAACCCCAAGTTTTACTCAAGTATTTTAACCGTTGATTAAATTGTGGTGTAATGCATGCACGCCGATACGGCGGTTTTTAGGAGTGACGTGATGGACAAAGACGTGCGTAAGGTAATCCCTTACACAACCAGCAAGGGCATCCAAATTGGATCCCGATACACCCCCCCGCAGCACCGCATAACGCCTGAAGAGGAAACTATTCAGTTGGCTATGTTAGGTGTTAGAAAACCCATGAACCCCTTAGCGCAAGTCGTCTTACAGATGGTCGCCATTTGTTTTGGTGCGTTCTTGCTTATCCAACTTATTAAATGGTTAGGAATTTAAATGGACATCAAACCAATGACTGACGAAAAGATTGCCGAGCTTGCCCAAGAGCTGGCTCATGGCGAAAAGTTTGCTGACGACGAGATTGAGGGCTTGATTCACTTCATACGCCTTTACGAAGACGCGCAGGGGATCGTATGAACCAAGAATACTATGAGTGGCTGGAAGACCCTATGGCCCAGCACGAGTACCGCAAGTTTTTACTTGAAGATGAAATGAAAAGGAGCCAATTACCCGACCCATTTACAACCGATCCACAGGATTTCTTAACAGCTTTACACAGGACTACATATGATCATTGAAAACAAACCTAAATCTTCTTTTTCTCCAGTTCCCTCTGGACTTCACTTAGCACGCTGCTACCGCATCATTGATCTCGGTACGCAAAAAAGCGAATTTGAGGGAAACGTCAAGTTTCTCCGTAAGCTTAAAGTTTGCTGGGAAGTCTTTGGCGAGGACGACAACGGAAACCCCCTTTGCACAGCCTCTGGTGAGCCTTTAGTCATCACCAAGGACTACACCATGTCTTGGGCTGATAAAGCCACCCTACGCATTGATTTGCAGTCTTGGAGGGGCAAACCCTTTACTGTAGAAGAACAGCGCCGATTTGACCTTAAAACCGTGCTGGACAAGTGGTGCATGTTGAATGTTGCCCACAAGGCCAAAAAGACAGGTGATGGCGTATATGCCAACATTGTGGCCATTACCCCTGTTCCAAATGCGGTTAAGTCTGCGGGACTTCCTGATGGCCATAACGCAGCCCAAATGTTCCAAATCAGCGATCCTGACATGGCGATGTTTGACACATTCTCAGACTTCTTGAAGAAACAAATCAGCGAGTCTCCAGAGTGGAAAGCCCAAAACAAGAAGTCAAGCAGCGGGTTTGATGATATGCCTAATGATCTTGATGACGAAGATTTGTCGGATCTACCTTTTTAAAATGGTATAATGGATACATACCTTTTTAAGGAGAAAGCATGAAGGTGTGTAAAAGTTGTAGCATTGAAAAGCCTCTTTTAGATTTTTATAAAAATCACTCTATGTCAGATGGGCATCTTAACCATTGTATTCCTTGTGTTAAAAGCCGCATAAAAAAACATAGAGAGGTTAATTTAGAAAAAATTAGAGAGTACGACAGAAAACGAGGAAAACAACCCCATCGCATTGAAGCTGTTATTCGCTATCAAAAAACTGAAGCCGGAAAAATAGTAAGAAGAAAATCGCAGATTGCGTATCGTGAAAGATACCCAATGAAATATGCTGCTCATCTTATTTTTAACAAAGCAAAATGTGATGGATTGATTTCTAAAGCAAGCAATTGTTCAATTTGCAATTCAGACAAAAAAGTTGAAGGTCATCATGATGATTACACAAAACCATTGGATGTACGTTGGTTATGCAAAAAATGTCACGACGAATGGCATAGAAGCAATACTCCAATTTACAAGTAAATGTTTATTCTTTGAAGGAAAACCTAGGAGGCGGCATGATCATCACTAGAGCAGAAGAATCTGGGCATTGGTATCAGATAGATGGCACCCCAGCCTACTATGTGACGGCAAAAAGTGGCGAGCAACGCTCTACAACGCTGCGTGACGCTCGCAAGCTCAACTTGCTACCCTCGGTGACCACCATCATCAAATGTGCGGCTAGCCCAGGCCTAGAGGCTTGGAAGCTCAATCAGATGTTGCTGGCGGCTTTGACCTTGCCCAAGATTGATGGCGAGCCTGAAGAAAGCTTTGTTCAGAGGATTGTCAAAGATTCTAAAGAACACGCCAAACAGGCCGCAGAGCGTGGTAGCGAGATCCATGCGGCTATTGAGACCTTCTACGAGGGCATCATGCTGGCCAACATGGCTGAATACCAAGTGGGCGTAGCGCAGAGCATAGAAGAGACCTTTGGCCGCTTAGACCTTAAGCCGGAGAAGTCTTTTGCTAGCAAGTACGGCTTTGGGGGTAAGGTAGATCTGCACGCTGACAACGTGGTGATTGACCTTAAGACCAAAGAGTTTACAGATCCTAAAGATGTTAAGGGTTATCCAGAGAACATGATGCAATTAGCGGCATATCGTGTTGGGTTAGGAATGCCTGATGCACGCTGCGCCAACGTGTTTGCATCGGTAACGGAGCCTGGCCTTTGCGTTTTACATGAGTGGTCTCAAGAAGAACTCAGTCAGGGATGGCAAATGTTTAAGGGTTTGCTGGACTATTGGTACGCTAAAAATCAACTTGGAAAGGAAATATTATGAAATTCAAACTTGAAGTGTCCGCGGAAGACTTGACCAAAATTATCTTAGCATTGCAAGAATTGTCATACAAAGATTCTTGTGACTTGATAGATGACCTTGGCGCTCAAGGGCTGGCCCAGTCGGAAGAGTACAAAACCTTCCATCGAGACGTGGAACTCTTTATAGAGAACTGGGGCAAGACAGAAGAGGAAGAGCTGGAGTTTGACTTCATTGAAGAAATCAAGAAGCCTTCTAAATCTTCTAAGAACAAAAGGAGCAGCCGATGAAAAACCCTTGGTTGACAGAAGATGACATTAAGCAGATCTTTTTTCAGACTAACAATGAGAACCCAAAGGGCTTCTACTCAGGCGATTTGGACATCATGGAGTTTGCTGACAAGGTCATCTTGGTGGCTTCACACCGTATCGCACAGACTGAACGAGCTATGTGTGTTCGCTTTGTTAACACCCTAAACACAAACGTGGGCAGGGCGTTGGAAGAGTACAGAGGTAATCTGTAGGTAAAAAAAGCCCCCAGAGATGGGGGCTAATTCCTTGAAGTGGCAACTGCAAGGTTGTGGGGTAATTGTAACCTATTGCTGATCCAAGATGTTTTTTATCAAGGGCGTGCGTATATAAAAGCAGGGCTTTGCGCTGCTTGCATCTCTTCTGGAGTTACTGGTTGTTGAGGTTGATCTTTCCTTCTGATGTTCTCTAAAACAGATAATGCAACAGGTGAGGCGGTAGAAAGCAATCCCCCAAGCAATTGAGTTGGAATGGTTGGAATCATTTGCAATCCGCCACCTAAAGCTCCAGCACCAGCAATACCCGCTCCAAGCTTATCGCCAGCTTTGTATCTCTCCATGGCTTCCATGCCACCAGCGGCAGCAGAAGCGCCTCCAAGCGCTCCAGAGAGCATAGGGTTCCTAGCCATAAATCCAGCAACTCCCCGCAATCCTGATGCGATTTGTTGCCCTTGAGTGGGTGGGACTATAGGTGGCTTGGCAACTTTAAACTCAGGCTTGTAAACAGTTCCGGTAGCAGGATTGCGGATGTTTGCGCCTTTGCGAGTTCCTTGTTCAGCCTCATGAGCTTGAGCAAAAGTTTTTGCGCCACGATCTTCATAACCCATGGCACCAGCCCACTTTTGTACGGCGCTTTTGGGTGCTGCTTCTATGGGAGCTGGGCCACCGCCCAAAATGGCTCGTTTTGCAGAGACTCCTGCACCAGTTGCCGCTCCAACACCCGCACCAGCAAGAATAGCTTTTTCTTTTCTAAAGTCTTCTTCTGATGCTGGTGTAATGGTTGGCTGTGTTTCGCTTACGGGGGCCTCTTCGGGCACTTGTGATGGGGTTGGCTCAAATCCACCCAGCGCTTGTATGCTGTTTACATAGCTAAGGGTTGATTCAGGCGGGGATTGTGACTTGCCAGAAAAGAAAGGATGATCTGGCCCTGCGTTATAGGCTATAGCGCCAAGCATAGGATCGTTGTTATATTTTTCTGTATTTTGTTTTAAGTATCTAAGACCAGCCTCAAGGTTTTTATCAATGTCTTTGAGGTCTTCTTCTTTGTAACCTAAAAGTTTTCCTGTGGCTGGCATAACTTGCATGATGCCAATCTCTCCAGCGCCACCAGTTTTATTTTGTCGTAAACCGCTTTCTACATAAGCCAAAGTTAAGGCTAGGCGTGGATCAACACCAATCTCTTGAGCCTTGGAAATAATTTTTTCGGCATTGATAAGTTGATCTTTGTCTAGCTTATCTAAAAAAGAAAGGTTTGCCATGATTGCACCTTATGGTTTTAAACCAAGACGTTCTCTCAACATGCTTGGCGTTATGGGGCCTGTGCTGGGCGCTGCGCCCTTAAGTGCGCCTTTTGGATAAGCAATATTCATTTGCTTTTCTCTGTAGTTATCAAACATTCTTTGAAATTCTTTAGTGTCTTCAAATTCATCGTAAGTCAACTTTGATTTACGCAATGCACTAGCAAGACTTGATTCAAAGTTTGATTTCTCTTTCAAGAATTTCAGCTTTTGATTAAATGTTCTTAAGGTGTCGTCTAATGTAGGCCCCATGGCATTGACCATCTGCTGCTCAAAGTTGGAAACAGATGTGCCAGAACCCAAACCTTTGCGCTGTTCAAATTGGGTTATTGCAAGCAATTGACCAACCTCTGCTGCCCTATCAATAATTTTTTGATCAACACCAGACTCTGTCAAAATTTGTTTGATTGCAGGAATTCCAACAGTAAAGTCTTTAACTCGAAAGCTTTCATTAAGCAAATTACCAATTCCAGACAATACATCACCACGCTTCAAAACACCCATAACCTGATCCATGCCAGGCTGTTTAATCAGATTTTCTATTCTGTCATAAGTTGTCAATAAGTTCTTGGCTGATTTTCCAGAGGCCATGACCTCATCAGTACGATTTGCCTCAGACTCTGCGCCTTTTCTAGTAAGTGTTTTTGCGCGCTCTTCTTGTGTTGCCTGTTCAGATACTGTTAAGCGTCCGGGTGCTTTTGATGGAGGTTTTTCCTCTGTGGTTATGGGAAGTGTTGCAACAGGTGCGGCAGTTTGTTTGCCCTCCAATTTTTGAGCAACAATTTGATCCACATTAAAATGAGAGCCTTTCTTAAAGGCATTCATCCACTCTTCGCCCATGCCAATCTTTTGAGCCATATCAAAACGAGCATACTCATTTGGCGTCATGTTAAATTTGCCGTATGCAGTATCATAGGCTTCTTGTTTTTGCCCTGGGATGTCTACATTCAGATATTTTCCAGCAAACTTATCAAACACAATGCCGTTCATAGACATTGAGTAACGATCCAATCCCGTTTTGGCCGCTTCCATCATGCGAGCGCCAAGTTCTTTTTGGTTGGGGAATGCAGCAATAAACTCTAATGCATCATTCAATGATACGGTTTTCATATCTTGAGTTTGCCCAGTTGGCTGGCCAGTTGCCTGTCCTGCCGCCTGTCCCGTTGCACCTTGAGTTGGAACTAATCCACTCTTTTGGCGGAAAGCCTGTTGTGCAGCAGCCAATTGTGACTGCTCTCTTTGAGCTTGAGCAAGTTGCAGACGCATCTGGGCGGTATCCATTTGCTCTTTTTCTTGTTGAGCTTGTGCGCCGCGAACAGATTTAGCGGCTTGTCCAATACTCTCACCAAAAGACCCAGTAGCAGTAGGCGTCAACATGCCTTCAGCAATAGCCAAAAGGGTTGGGTTGTAGCCTCTATTTTGACGTGACTCAAGCGTAGACATGAGCTGCTGAAGAGCCATGTTGTAACCATCATCTTCAGCGCCGGGCTTTAGTGATGCGGCTGGTAATGCGTTTGTTGCCATAGTGTTTATCCAAAAATTTAAATAGCCCCAGCAAGATCTTCAGGATTCATTCCAGAAATTCCATCTGAATATGCATTATTTATGTCAGAGACAGAAGGTATTGGCACTGTTCCAGAATTAAAAAACCCTTCTATGTAATTACGTGATGGCAACATATCAAAATATTTTTGCAAAGCATTTGGTGTAATTTTAGTTTCGTATTTCTGAGTAGCTGGGTTCCAAGTTTGAGTTGTTGTTTCCCCTAAACCGCTCGCAACCAACGAACCCAAACCAGTAATTTGGCTCAATGGAGATAGCCCATAAGCACCTGGCAGCGGGCCTTTGTAAGTCTCTGTTGTAGATGATGGGATGTTATAGCCCTTCATCAGACTAGCCACATTAGTAGCTTGTGTCAGAGGGGCATTGATCTTGGCTTGCTCATAGGCTTGTTGCTCTGCGCCGCCCTTAGTCATAGCACCAGCACCAGTCAGTCCTAATGTCTGCTCTTGGCCAGCAAGGTTGCCTTGGATCTGACCAGCTTGGTTCTGCAATTGACCTTCATTGATGGCGGCTTGCAGGGCTTGGGCATATCCTTGTTGTAAGGCTCCAGTTTGAGCGCCAAGCAGGTTAGATTGCATGTCGGCAGTAGTCTGACCCAAAGCGTTTGCGTAGCGTTGGCTACCCAATCCACCACTACCCACAAAACCAGCCTTCAGTTGAGGCATCAGGTTACGCTGGATATTCTGTTGTTGCAGACGCTCCATCTCATTCACCACGCCTGTGGTGTAAGGATTCATTAAGGATTGAATCTTCTCAGGGGTTAGCCCTTGAGCAACACCCGAAACGGTCTGTTGAGCGGCAGTAAGGCCTGGCTGATACGCTGTGGCGGCACTAGGGATTGCGGCATAGCCCTGCTGCTGCAATGCAGTCATAGGAGCTACAAGTTCGCTAGTAGGACGATTAAGCGCAGTAGTACCCGCACCAGCCAACCCACTCAAGTAGTCGGTGTAATATTGGGGGGCGGTAGTACCAGTTGTTCTTGTGGTGTTAACGTCTGGGGCAACTGTGCCTTGAAAAATGTCAGCCATATTAGCTCCTTGACTTTTTGCTCAAATAATCTAGTGGTGATTTTAACGCAGGAGGCGGTAAATCTTTAGGGCCTTTTGATCTTGCTCGATCACGAATGGAATGCATCATGTCGTATAGCTTTTGAGATCCAGCTTTTGTGGAGCCGTTACCCAAAGCGGAAACCACGTCTGCCGGGAACACAAACTCACCGTCTGCGAGCATTGCAGGAATATCGTCACTCTGTCCGTCGCCAGGCCCCGCAACATGCGCCCCATGCCTGAAGTCGCCGCGCATCTTGCCGCCGTGATTCATCATTGGGACTGATAGACCACCCTCTGCGTACTTTTGGACTGATCCACCTTTGGCCATTAAAGGTGTAACAAGACCACCCTCTTTAGCGGTTATACCCAATATATCATCAATAGATTGGTTTTGTCCATAACTGTAATAATCTGGCATAACATTACCTTGTGAGACTTGCACAGTATCTTGTGCTGGTGCTAGGTTTGGCTGTAAAGGGGCCGTATCCGAAGCAACCATTCTTTGATATGTTGCTAGCGGATTTACAAACCCTTGTTTGTTTGCTGTTGAGGTTAAGTATTGAGGTGATAGCGGAGATAGCGCAGTTCCAGATGATGTCTGTTGGGTTTGTTGAACTTGTTGGGCTGGCTGAGATACAGTCTGCCCCATAGAGTTCACATATTTAACAGCTTGATTCATCGGAATGCCGCTCTTCACCATATCTAAAGCTGTAGATTTTTGTGTTGTAGACAGCTTAGTAAAAGTCTCATCCGTTACTTTGTCACTGATAAGGCTGCCTGGCGGGGCCTCTGTTGTATAAACAATATCGCCTTTATCATCAATGGTGGTGGTGCTTCCATCATCATGCACCATTGTTGATGTGCCATCTTCATTGCCAACATAGCCAGAGGGCAACTTACCAGCATCAGCATTTTCTTGCTGAGTCTGTTCGTAGCTATCTATACTTTCTTGGGTAATTCCAAGGTCTTGCGGGGCATAATTAGGTGGGTTATATGTAGAGCCAGTAAGATCAGCTCCCTCATTGTCAATGCCACCAAATCCTGACTCATTCATGGCCACTCTTTCAACAGCGCCTTGGTTTATTCCCATGTCGTATTGATTGGCTCTTTCCTCCGCTTCTTGTGCGGCTAGCTTATCAATAGCACCTTGATTGATCCCAAAGTCAGCTTGATCAATGTTAGTAACACTACCGTTGAAGATGTTTGTTCCGTACTTAACCGCTTCTTGAACACCAGCATTCATAGCCCTGTTCACAATAGCCATTGTGGGGTCTTTGCCTTGTAGGGAAGCATTTACCGCCGCCCTAACAGAATCTTGTGCGGCTCTAGGAAGATTGTCAAAGCCAGGTATGTCTTTAACAATTTCACCCGTTGCAACATTAGCGCCACTAGAAACAAATGAAGCAAGCGCAGCAGCTAGGGGGTCTCTCCCAGCAACCGCAGCACTAGCAGCAGAACCAGCAGCTTGCCCAGCGGCTTGACCAAAAAGCTGGCTCTCACTTAATTTAGAAACTTCAGGGGCTACTTGGCTTGCTATCTCAGATCCGACCCCAGCCAACACCATATTTCTTGCAATAACTTCAGGTGATGCGCCAGCATTTGCAGAAACAAGGGCAGAAGCCACTGTTGGGGGAACTCCATTTGCAACCATAACCGCATACGCAGCAGTGCTAAGAAGTGGGCTTTTGGCTACCGTAGTTCCGACATCATGGATGACATCTGATACAGGGTCTAATATAGGCGCAGTTACTTCATGCAAAACATCAGATACAGGGTCTAATATTGGAGCAGTTACTTGATGCAAAACATCAGACGCGCCGTTAACAATATTAGATGCAACATCTACAACCGCAGTTATTGGGCTGGTAATAACATCAACAATTCCACCGCCGCCGCCTTGAGGCTTGATGCGTCTATCCCCGTAATGCTTAAACGCTTCTAGTGGTAAGTCGGGGAAATCAAAACGATGGTATCTCATACTTCTGCCATCCAGTTATAACCCTCAAGATCGGGTTGTTGTATGTCTGCTCCAGCCCTTTGGATTAGCTGCAATATTTCTTGGTTGTCGGCATTGCCATAAACACGCTGGATACCAGCTTTCTTTAGCCCATTCCAAAATACTTTAATGTACCGCGCAATTGCAATAGGAGAATCCTCTGTGAAGAAATGAAGTTCACCAATATCTTCAGATAATAAGCGCACAAACAAAACAGAATTCCCAGCATTGAACAGCTTGCCTTGATTTTCCTGTATCAATTGAGCAATAGCGCCAAGCACCTGTTGTGGGTCTATTCCGCGCTCGTTGGAGTCTGCTGTAATAACTTCTGCTGGTGTCATATCAATACCTCACGTTGCTGGGTTGACGGCGTTTACCAAAGCTTCTGCCCACACTTGCCAATCATCATAGTTGTCTGTTGATGGAATGGCCTCGTTTGTAAATACATCAATTGCTTTTATGCCATTGCCCCACTTCTTCCAATCGGTATATGGCGTAGGTATCTCCAGCTGCTGCGGCGCATACAGCTCGCACATCAGGCTGGCCCATGACTCAAAAGTATGAAACCTAGGGTCATATACGAGTGCTGGGTTAAGAGCCATATGGCCTCGCGTCGCCAATTTCGGCGCTTAATAAAAGCCTACCCAGTTGGTAGTCTCCACCAGCCTCGTTTGATATAAACTTAACCCTCAGCTCCCTGCGCTGCTCCCTCATGTCAATTTTGCCAGTATTTGGTCCAAAAACATAGGGTTCAGACTCCTTATCGGCGCCCTGCGCAAAGGGAGGTCCTGTAACAATTAGGGACATATTCCCAGACTGAACAAAGTCAGGCTCAACCCGCTCCAACCTTAACCATCTATTTTGGCCGTCCAGCGTTACCTGAGATGGCCCTCCAGACACCAAGCCTAGGTCGTTGGTCTCAAAGTAGCTTTCAATAGCATTGACGTTCTGCCCGTTGATGGCGTCTGTTCCAATCTCATGTTGGAGGATTTCAATTCTGTTCTCTGGAGTGGAGAATGTAAG